TTTTGTAATTCTAGGTATAAGTTTAAAAATAAGAATTATACAATCTCTTTAGATGATTCCAGAACTTATTATAAAATTAGACACAATGCTTTCCAAAGACAATGTTGCTTCTGGCTGGGCATTCCATTTCAAACTGACATACCATTTAGTAACTTTGGCATCGATAGCATTAGGACGCCAGATTATCTATTTAAAACTAAATCTAATGAAGTTATACTGCTTGAGTTTACTGTAACAAATAAATTGGAAACTGGTGTCATCAATAAGGAATATTATCATAAATATGACATGGAGAAGGTACTTTTCAATTCAGTAGGGGTGAATGTCTTGGATTATTATATCATTATGGGGTTGGATGATGAAGAACTAAGCTGTGTTTCAGACATTTTTTATATATCTAAAAAAATTGGTATTGATGTTGATATTGAAGACATTCGGAAAGATATGACTGAATTTAGAGAGAGATTAAATAGATTGAATAATTTAGTTTATGAATTTGTACCTGAACTCACAGTCAATTCTGGTAGTTCAAACACAATTCTTTTGAAATCTAATATTTTAAAACCAGAATTCAAAGTTAATTCAATATCTCAGAGATTCAAGGATAAGGGAGTTAATAATTATGTCATAAAAAAGATAATGTCTGATAGAAAGGTCTTAATGAAAAAATTAAAGAAATTTGACATTCAAAATAAGATAGTTATAGTAGTTGACTTAACAATAGGTTATACTGATATCAGATGTGATGACTTAGGATTTGATAAAATCATTATACAAAGAGCATTGGAGAAACCATTTTTTGAAGATTTACAAGTTATTAAAGTGAAGGGATCTAAATTAACTTCAGAAGAGTTTAAATCTTTTGGTGATGAAGATTTACAAGATGTTTATTGTGAATCTAAATTGATTGAAGTTTATGAAACTTCAAATTATGAATCTAAATTTAAAAATTGGATCAGAGATGGATTTACTAATAAAAATTTGTTGGCTAATTGTAAAATAAGTGAATTGAGGCAAGATTTCTGTTTGAACTTCCAAAATAAAATAAATAGTATGATGAATCAAAACAACATTGTAATTAGAAAAAAGAATCCTTTTATTTTCCCTGCTATTGATTTTATTGAATATTCTAATATTTTTAAATTGGATTTAAATTCTTTAAACACTTCTAATTTAATAACTAAAGAGATATTAGATATGTTTCAAAAGAAGGGAATAGAGAGCTTTACTAAAGATTATATAGTTGATAGATCATCTCTTAATGAAGATATTCTAAGTTGTGAAAGAGAAATGTCAAATATATATAATGAAATAAACCAAAAATTCAAAAAGGACTTTTTAGAATGTAAATGGAACTTTAAAAAGTCTAAATTGAAATCGCAGGAATTTCAAGCAATTTTTAAAAGATGGGTTGATTCAAAAAGAAAATTGTCTTACTTGATAAAAGAGCCTACTAGAACTAAATATAAAAATAGAGTTACTTTGGACATTAAAAGTAAGAAATTTAAAGAGCATTGGGATTTTGAGAAGAAACATTTAAGACAGCCTAAAGGCATTATATATTGCCACCCAGAAGAAGAGAATGACCATACTTTAATTTTAGACTTTCTTAAAGATCAATTTACAGTAACAAATATTCAAGCACCAGATTCTATTTTTATTAAAAGTGAAGTTAATGGTATTAAATTGAAAAACCTGGTGGATCAGATGTATAGTGAGTTAAATAAAAAAGAATTCCATTTTCGTTATCTAAAACTAGCACACAATTTATTGTTTATTAGTAGATTTTGTTATAGTTTGTTATATTATTCAAATATTAAATCAAATAATAATGACTTTTACTTTGATAATCTAGGATACTCAAATGCTTTTATATTAGTGAAAGGTGGTAAAAAAATCTTAAGGACTAAAAGATCCAGACTTTTCAGATTATTTTTCCCCATAAATGAAATTCAGGAGAAAATAATGAGGAGTGAAAATTGGGAAATCCATTTAATAGAAGGGGTTAAATATATGTTAACCCCTTGGAGGCAATTAAGGATCGATTATTTAAAAAAAGGTTTTGAAATATACCACAACTTTTCAAATTATTTAATTAGCAGAACTCAAGATTTAAAAATAACATTTAAGGAATTTATGCCAATGGTTAATTTAAAAATTCTAGGGCTATTTTCACAAAAAAGGAAATTGGAAATATTTCTAGGGCAGTTAAGATATCTTTTTTATAATTTAACAGGTGAATTTAGTAATGTAGCTGAGCTTGCCAATTCAATGGCAACTTACAACTTTGATATAATAATATCAGTTCTTCAAAAATCAATTATAAAGAATTATAACAAAATACAGACAACTTTAAATTCAAAGACATTATTTGATTTAGTAAGCTGTGAAAGCTTTTTGAATATTGAATATATGGCAGAGAAATTTGATGAATCTATATTTATGACAAAATCTCCATTTGAGCCAATGAATGAACATCTTAAAAACTTGAAATCTGTATTATTGAATCATGATTATTTTTATAAGTGTATATATGGTGAAAATAATAAAAATATACCACTTTCAGAAAAAAATCTAGATCCATATGAAATCTTGAAATCAACAAAATTAGATTTAAGAGACCAAGATAACAAAAAGAGTTTTGAAAGGGCATTTTCAAATGATTTCATCTTTGATCCTATTTTATGTTACACAGTTGGTGAGTATAGTAGTAGGTTTATTTCTGATAAATTTACAACCGCTGAATTGTCTGATTTTTTTGACAAATTAATTACTAGCTCCTTCACCAAGATAAAAACTTCTAAAGGTATGAGATCTCATGATGGTGAGTTTTGGGGTAAAAAAGGACATGATGTTATATTCCAAGATTTAAAAATTGAAGAAATAAACGATCTAATAAATATAGAAGATAATTGGTATAAGCAAAATAAAAAAATAAAAGAAACACATTTAAGTATAAAAGATTATATAGAAAGATTGAATGCCAAAAATATACCATTTGAGTTTGACATGAAAGACAAAATCCAATTTAAAGATTCTAGAGAAATCTATGTAATGACTGATTATACCAAATCTTGTCAAAATCCTGTAGAAGAATTTTTTAAGAAATTGTGTTCATCTTTGGAGAATGAAATAATCAATATTAAATCACATGTAAGACCAAAATACATACATTCTAAACTTTTTGAATCTCATAAAGATGAAGAGATGCTTTTTTGTACTTTAGATTGTAGAAAATGGGCCCCAAGATCTAATTTATGGAAATATTTCTATTTTGTTAAAGGTCTTTCAAAATCTCTACCTGAAAACTTCTTCACATATTTCAATAAATTTTGGTCTAAGTATTTTTATAAAAGATTGAGAGTTCAAAAGATATATGTAGAAAAGCTATCTAAAAATAAGGAAAATGCAGATATTATCAAACACTTTTTCAAGCGCCCTGATGGGGATTTTGAATTGTATATGCCATACAGCTTCATGATGGGAATGTTTAATTATTTATCTTCTCTGATGCATGCCTGTACCCAAAAATATTACTCTGATTTGTCCATTAAAATATTTAAAGTAAATTTAAATATGTGTGCCCATAGTGATGACAGTTCTGGAACAATTAAAGGTGACAATCTAGAAATCATTTTAA